TCTTTATAGAATGAAAGTGCATTCTTTTCAAATGAAGGATCTTCTTTTGGAATCCATAAGTTTTGTGCAGACCAATTCAATAAATTAGCGAATTTATTTAAGTCAACAACATCGGATAAAAGATCTGCGTGAACATAACTATACTTATAGAAGTTTTCGGAACTTCCTAATAGAGTAGGAACTAACCCTTGAAGATTCTGAGTTCTTAATACCCTATCATAGCATACTTTTTTGTTTGCAAAAAACTTAATTACAAACTCATCAAATACAAATATATTTTCATCTTCTTTATCCAGAACGTGAATAGTTCCTTTAATTTTGGAACGAGTTCTTTTAAGGGCATCAATATTTCCAATATCATACCATTCATCGAGATGAACAACAGAAAAATCATTCATCTTACGAATTACGTGACAGTCACTTAGGTCACTTGTGTTTACAGTTGCAAGAGTAGTCTTACAGATTTCCCAAAATACTTCATATTGTTGGATGCCAGAAACACCAACATAAACAAAATCAAAGTTTTGCTCACCCTTTTCATTGATTGATGCAATTTTTCCATTGACACAATTGATGGTTCTATATGATTGACTGTTATCTCCAGTCCCACCAATAGACCAATTATTAGAAAAATTTATACTTTGAATATAATTCTTGGGAAGAATTGTATCACAAGCGTGAAAAACAAACGGGCATTGCAAATGCTCCTCACACAAAGAAATGGAGTAGAGCAAACTACTACCCTCTCCCATATAATTATCAACCTCGACAAACTGAATCTGTCGTTCTGGATGGGCAAGAATCAGATACTGCTTTACGTGAGATCCATAATGCCCCAGGGTAACAACAAATTCAACATCATCAGGATAAGACTCAATGATGTGTGAGATAACTGGTTTATCTCCGACTCTTACTAGACTCTTATTTGTAAACTTAGTCAGATTACCAAGTCTAGAACCAAGACCACTGGTTGTAAGTAAAACCTTATACTCGGCCATATTTGTCTTCCAATCTTACAATATCGTCTTCACCAAAATAATCACCAAGTTGAACCTCAACAAATACTAATTCATCTTCACCAGTATTTGTAATTTGGTGCTTTACTTCTTTAGGGATGAATACAATGTCTCCTTGATTATAATCATGAATTTCATCATCAAGTTTTACTTGACCCTTTCCTTTTACTAAAACCCACACTTCACTTCTTTTAAAGTGATATTGATAACTTGGGGATTCGCCAGGTTTAATGACAATTTTTTTAACCTTTGTATATTCTTCATCCATCAAATTTTCGTAAGAACCCCAGGGTTTTACAACAACAGTTTTATCCATTTTTCTTATACCATTCGTAAGTTTTTTCAATACCCTCACGAAGAGAGATTTTTGGTTCCCATCCAAGTGATTTAATTCGATCTACATTCATCACTTTTCTTGGCGTTCCATTGGGTTTTGTAGTATCCCAGTTAATACCTCCAGTAAAACCAATAACATCGGCAATAGTTTCGGCAAGTTCCTTAATTGTCACATCCTCACCTGTACCAACGTTGATATGTTCTGCTTCATTATAGACTTGCATACAAGTGTAACACGCCTCCGCAAGATCATCAACGTGTAAAAACTCTCTCATTGCTGAACCATCACCCCAAAGAGTAACTGGATACTGATAAGATCCACCTAAGTCGTGCCCAATAGTATTTTTACCTTGATCAAACTTGGCAATCATTGCAGGAAGAACGTGAGATGTCTCCAAATCAAAGTTATCATTAGGACCATAAAGGTTTGTAGGCATCAAAGAGATGGCATTAAACCCGTGCTGCTGGCGATATGCCTGACACATCATAATACCAGCAATCTTTGCAATCGCATAGGCATCATTGGTTGGTTCCAGAGCACCAGTCATCAACTGATCTTCGGTGATAGGTTGAGTTGCAAACTTGGGATAGATGCACGATGAACCAAGAAACAACAGTTTCTTTACACCGAAGTTATAAGACTGCTGAATAAGATTAGTTTGGATTTGGAGATTCTCGGTCAGAAAATCTGCCTTATAGTTGTTGTTTGCCATAATGCCACCAACTTTGGCGGCTGTAACAAACACATACTCGGGTTCTTCTGAGCAGAAGTATCTTTCGGTTTCATCTTGATTTGTAAAGTCAACATCTTGACGAGTGCCTTTGATGATGTTGGTATAACCTTTACTCTCAAGATTTCTCACAATTGCCGAACCAACCATCCCGTTGGCACCAGCAACTAATACCCTAGAATCACTGTCCATAAATGCACATATCCTCAACTAATTGTTTGAAAGAAATCTTAGGTTCCCAACCTAGTTTTTCTTTTGCCTTGGTGGCATCACCTAATAAAGTCTCTACTTCAGCAGGTCTAAAATATTTAGCGTTGACTTTGATGATGGTTTTTCCAGTATTCTTATCAATACCTTTTTCCATAATACCATCACCTTCCCATACAATGTTCATACCAAAGTATGGTGCCGCTTCTTCCACAAATTCACGGACAGAGTGCTGTTCGCCAGTTGCGATCACATAATCATCTGGTTCGTCCTGTTGAAGCATTAACCACATTGCTTCAACAAAGTCTTTAGCGTGTCCCCAGTCACGTTTGGCGTTTAGATTTCCGAGATATAATACGTCTTGTTGCCCAACTGAAATGCGTGATAATCCGCGAGTGATTTTTCTTGTGACAAAAGTTTCTCCTCTGCGAGGGGATTCATGATTGAAAAGAATTCCAGAATTTGCGTGTAATCCATAAGACTCTCTGTAGTTTTTGACGATCCAGTATCCATAGACTTTTGCGACTCCATAAGGTGAACGAGGATAAAAGGGAGTAGTTTCTTTCTGTGGGATCTCTTGAACTAAACCAAACATCTCTGATGTAGATGCCTGATAGATTCTAGTATGTCTTTCCATTCCTAGAAGTCTGACTGCTTCTAGAATGCGAAGGGTTCCCAAACCATCAACCATACCCGTATATTCGGGCATTTCAAAAGACACTTTAACATGACTTTGGGCACCTAGATTATATATTTCATCAGGTTGAACTTGTTGAATGACTCTGACAAGATTGGTAGAATCTGTAAGATCACCATAATGAAGTTTAACCTGATCGTAGATATGATCGATACGATCAGTGTTGATCAGAGAAGATCTACGAACAATCCCGTGAACTTCATATCCAGTTTCAAGAAGAAGTTCAGCAAGATAAGATCCATCTTGTCCCGTAATACCAGTGATTAATGCTCTTTTCATAGAATTTTTTGAACGAACTGATTGACAATTTCAATTTCTTTTTGTAGACCGTTATTCATACCAATCTTAAACTCTGGATTGTATCCAAATACGGTATTATACATTGGATGCACACAGAATCCATTGTCAATGTAATAACACTTTTTGCTGTGGGCATTCTTATATTCGCTTAAAGGAACCTCATCAAATCCATCATTAGGAAGTTCCAAAATCTTACGCCAATCTTCTGTCTTGAATGCAAAAATATTATTTGTAAAATAAGGACGATTGAATTTTTTCAGAGAATATTCCTGCTTACTCAAAAACTTATCCATTGTTTTGAGAACATACTCACTGAGAAGAAGTTGTGCCTCAACAGAGATACGGACTGGATGAATTCCACGATAGTAGTGATTAATATCGGCAACACCTTTGTAATATGCTTCTGGATCCCATTTTTCTGCGTCAACAGTATGTTGGTTCAATGAAGTGTAGTCAACACCCCAAAGATTGTTAGGCATATAACGATTCTTGAAGAGTGAATACAGTTTCTCTTTTACCTCAACATCTTCAACATATGCCTCAATAAATTGATCCACCAGAGGAATATTGGTAGATACAAGAGGTGATAAAAGAAGAGTGTCTGGATCATCAAGAATGTGAATATTCTCAATCATATAGTCCCAAACGTGACTGTTCATAAAACAGTCTTCATCTAGTTTTATTGAATAAGGATTTTCATCCTTACTTGCTAGATGTGCTTTGGCAAGATAGTTTCCATTATAAGGAAATATAATGACTTGGGCAGCAATATCTGGTTCAAGATAATCCAACCATGCTTCATCATTTGTAGCAAGAATATTAATCTTGATCTTCTTTTTGTTTTCTGGTTTGATTCTATTCAGAAAATAAGATGTCAGACGCCAATACTCAATTGGTCTGGCGTGTGGCAAATAATCAATGGTAATCATAAACGTTCAGTATACCAAGCAATGGTTTTGTCTAGTCCTGTATCTATATCAAATCTCGGAGACCACTTTAATTCGTGTCTAATTTTAGTGATGTCCGTAGAATATCTCCTATCGTGCCCAGGTCTATCTTCAACATATTCTATCATATCTTCCTTCATATTCATACGATCAAGGATCATACGAACCAAATCAATATTACGAATCTCACACTCACCACCAATATTATATTTTTGACCTACTCTTCCCCTAAACCAAACTTCAATCAGTGCCTCACAATGATCCTGAACATACAACCAATCTCTCACTTGCCTACCATCCCCATAAACAGGAATCTTCTTTCCATTTAACAAGTTTGTAATAACCTTTGGAATCATTTTCTCTGCATACTGCCTAGGTCCATAGTTATTAGAACAATTTGTAATTACGGCAGGAAGATCATAAGTATTGTGATATGCCATTACAAAGTGATCAGATGCAGACTTTGATGCAGAATATGGATTACGTGGTGAATAGTTTGATTTCTCCGTAAAATATCCATCATCAATAGATCCATAAACCTCATCTGTAGAGATGTGAATGAATTTATCAACCTCATATTTCAGAGAAAGATTCAAAAGATTGACAGTTCCTAAAACATTTGTATGAATAAATTCTGTACAATCTTTAATTGAATTATCTACATGACTTTCTGCGGCAAAATGAAAGACAGTAGATGGTTTGTGCTTTTTAAAAACAAAGTCACAGTTATGTTCATCTGAAATATCAGTTGTATATAACTTCACCCGATCTGGGATATTGTCCCGATCAGCAGCATAAGTTAATTTATCAATACAAACTATCTCTTCGTTTGTGCAGGTAATTAAATGGTGCAGAAAATTACTTCCGATAAATCCTGCCCCACCCGTAACTAAAATACTCATTTTTGACCGTATTTTTCTAAAAGTTCTGGAGAATATTGAAGAACATCTTTAACATTTTTTTCTTCTCTTTTTGCTTTCTCAAGTTCATAAACCCTATTACGAAGTTCTGTAGTAGAAAATTGATGCCTTCTTAAATGATAATGAATTTCAATATCGTTATCAATACAGTATTGTTTTCCAGTAAAATCAATATCTTTATATTCTTCACTCAAAAATCTAATATGAAAAGTTTGAGTTTTGATTAAATTAAGAAGATCTGCTTCAGTGTCATAAACAAGAATCTCATCAACATATTTACACGCCTGAACCTGAGCATAACGTTCATAAATGGATTGCACTGGTTTATTTTTTAAACCAGGTCTATCAATAGAAGGATCAACTTGAAGTGCTACCTTTAAAT